AAGGAAGTTTTCTTGTTAAAAGTAAATATCAAGACCATCTATATAATATATTTATTAATGAAGCTAAGAAAAATTTAAACAAGTTTACTTTAAAAAGCGTAGATTTTGAAATTTGGTGTTATATAAGTGATAATGAATTTAATGATACTGGATGGCACAATCATACAGAAAAAGCTACTATAAATTGTGTGATGTATTTAATTACTCAAAATAAAGGAATAGATTTTAAACTAAATAACGAAGAACTTCATTTAAAACCAAAAGATAATGAAATGTTAATTTTTCCTGCATTTTTAATGCACTACCCACATCCATCAAAAACAGAAAAAAGGATAACACTTAATTTAGAATTACTTTGCAATGAAACAGATAAGGAGATATTTAATGTTCAATAAATACCAAGTAATTAAAAAAGCAGTCAGTTATGATTTAGCTAATTTTTGTTTTAATTATTTTTTACTTAAAAGAGATGCAGCTAAGTTTATGTATGACAACAATATCATACACGATAATGGTATGTTTGGTACTTGGGGAGATACACAGATCCCTAATACTTATTCTCATTATGCAGATCCAGTGATGGAAACTTTATTAGTTAAAATGCTACCTGTTATGAAACAACAAACAGGTTTAGATTTAATTCCAACATATTCTTATGCAAGAGCTTATAAAAAAGGTGATGAATTAAGAAGACATAAAGATCGACCTAGTTGTGAAATATCTACGACATTAAATTTAGGTGGTGATCCTTGGCCTATATTTATAGATGGTACAGGAGCTGATAATGTTATTGATGAATACAAAAAGATTGTAAAACCAAATGCTCCTGCAGGCACTAAAGTCTTGCTTGAAGTAGGAGATATGTTAGTATATAGTGGCTGTGAACTTGAACATTGGCGAGAGCCTTTTGACGGGAACATCTGTGGCCAAGTATTTCTACATTATAATCATGTAAATGGCCCATTTGCTGAGAAAAACAAATTCGATGGAAGACCTATGTTAGGTCTACCTTCATTTGTAAAATAGCAATAGATTTTTACCATTTTTGTTATATACTTTAAATTATGCCATTAACTCAATTAAATTTTCAACCAGGAATTGATACTGAAAATACTCCTACAGGTGCAGAAGGTAGATGGGTAGATGGTGATAAAATAAGATTTAGAAAAGGACTTCCTCAAAAAATAGGTGGTTGGACAAAATTTAGTACAGATTATTATGTAGGAGTTGGAAGAGCTTTAGAACAATGGTTTGCTTTAGATGGTTCTCGTCTTGAAGCTCTAGGAACTGATAGAAAAGTATATGCTTATGCTTCAGGAACAAGTCAAGATATTACTCCTATAAGATCAACAGAAGCTCTTGTTAATGCTATTAGTACTACTTCAAGTAGTGACATTATAACTATCACAGATACAACTCATGGGGCCATACAAGGTGACTTTGTCACACTAAGTAGTGTAAGTACTGACGTTGGTGGAATTCCTGCAGCTACATTAGATGCTGAATATGAAATTTTAAGTATAGCAAATGTTGATGCTTATACTATTCAAAGTAGTGCAACAGCAACTTCTTCAGTAGGACCTACTGCTAATTGTACTGTTACTTATCAATTAAATATTGGACCAAGTGAACAAACTTTTGGATATGGTTGGGGAGCCGGTACTTGGAGTGCCGGTACTTGGAATACTCCTAGAACAAGTTCACAAATTACTCTTGATGCAAGGTTATGGTCTATCAATAATTGGGGTGAAGATTTAATAATAACACAAAAAGATGGTGGAACTTACGAATGGGATACTTCAGGAGGAATGACTGATAATAGAGCTACAGTTATTGCTAATGCTCCTACTAATTCTACTTTATCTTTAGTATCTACAGAAACTAGACACGTTGTGTGTATGGGAACAGAGACAACTATTGGTGATATAGCTACTCAAGATAAAATGTTTATTCGTTGGTCTGATCAAGAAGATTATAATCAATGGACACCTAATGTAACTAACTCAGCAGGATCACAAAGAATAGCTGGAGGAAGTGAAATTAGATGTGCAAGACCTGCTAAAGGAACTATACTAGTATGGACAGATACTACAATGCAATCAATGTCTTTTATAGGTCCTCCTTTTATATTTGGTTTTAGACAATTAGGTAATGACTGTGGAGCTGTCGGTCTTAACTCCGCAATGGTAATTGATGATGTAGCTTACTGGATGTCAGATGGACAATTCTTTAGATACGCAGGATCAGTTCAAGAAATACCTTGTCCTATACTAAATCATGTATTTGAAGATATTAATAAAACTCAATATGCACAAGTCTATGCTGCACAAAATTCAGAGTTTTCTGAAGTAATATGGTACTACTGTTCTAGCTCCGCGGATCAAAATGATCGTTATGTAATTTATAATTATCTAGAAAACTCTTGGTATTTTGGAACTATGGATAGAAGTACTTATCAAGATAATGGTGTTGAATTAAATCCTTTAGCTACAGAGTATTTATCTACTTCTAACGCAAGTACTATTTCAACAATTAATGGATTAACAGAAGGTAGAAGTTTAATTTATGCTCAAGAATCAGGAGTAGATGCTGATGGCTCTGCTTTAACAGCTTATATTCAATCAGGTGATGGAGATATTGCTGATGGTGAAACATTTAGTTTTATTAATAAAGTTATACCAGATTTTCAAAATCAAACTGGAAACACTGTCATTACTTTAAGTGTTAAAGACTATCCTAATGATACCGCAACAGTAGGAGAAACTTTGACAGTAAACAACACAACTAGGTTCGTTAATACACGTATTCGTGGTAGACAATCTAATATTAAGATAGAAAATAATAATATTGGAGATAACTGGAGATTTGGTACATTAAGAGTAAATATAAAACAAGATGGAAAAAGATAAATATACTATAAGACCAGCTAGAATATCTGATGCTGTTCGTATAAGAGAACTACTTAAAACGTGGCTTACAGAGGCTCCATTCAACTTTGGAAACACTAATAATACTAAAGCTTTAGAGAATATAGTATTTTACATTAAGAATAGTTTTGTTATAGTAGTAGAATATGAAAATATTATTATAGGAACATTAGCTGCTACAGTTGATGAGACATGGTATAGTGACAAAAAGTTCATGAGAACTTTATGGTTACACGTGAATCCTAAACATAGAAACTTTAGGATCTTTCGTTCTATAATGATAGTTTTTAAAGAATACGCACTAGCAAATAAAGTAACTGCGATATGCGAAATCTTTCAAGGTAAAGACGTTGAAAGAAAAGACAAGGCTTTTATTAAATTAGGATTTAAAGTTATCGGAGGAACTTATATAGTCAATGGGTAGTATTTTCAAACCAAACACCACTGTAGTACAAGCACCACAGCAGTCATCGACTAGCTATGATATACCTGAATACTTTAAAGAAATTCAAGAACGAACTTTAAGAACAGCAGAAAATGTATTCTCTCAACCTTACACTGCTTATCAAGGTCAACGTATAGCTCAACTTAATCCAATGGAAGAAGCTGCAGCTAATGTATATACTAATCAAATTTTACCTGAATCAGGACAACTTGCTGCAATAGGTGCTCAAACTTATGATGCTAACACTGCTGCAACTTATGCTAATCCTTACGAACAACAAGTTATCTCTGGAGCTTTAGGAGATTTAGGAGAAGCTTATGGTCAAACACAAAAACAAATGAATGCACAAGCAATTGGTGCTGGAGCTTTTGGTGGATCAAGACAAGGCATAGAAAACGTATTAGGAAGAGAAAGATATTTAGATACTGTAGGAGATACATCAGCTAGATTAAGACAAGCTGGTTTTGAATCAGGTGCTAATAGATTTGCTCAAGATAGAGCAGCACAGTTACAATCAGCTCAATCTCAAATAGGTGCTTTAGGACAATCAGCAGCAGGACTTGCCGGTTTTGGAACTCAAGCTCGTGGTATAGAACAAGCTGGACTTGCAGAAAACTATCGTGACTTTATAGAAGAAAGAGAATATGGTGCTGGACAAATAAGACAAATGGTTGGAGCTTTATCAGGTGCTCCTATTAGAAGTTATGGAGAAGAAAGATCAGGATCAGTAGGTACACCAGTTGCTGGCCCAAGTACCTTTGGTCAAGTTGCTGGAGCTTTAACAGCAATACAATCTGACATAAGATTAAAAGATGATATTAAATTAGTTGGTAAATCTCCATCAGGAATTAAAATTTATAACTTTAAATACAAAGGTGATGATAAAAAATATCAAGGTGTCATGGCTCATCAAGTTCCTCATGCATCAATTGTTAATGATGAAGGTTATCTAATGGTAGATTACAATAAACTCGATGTAGAGTTTAAGGAGATATAATGGCTTTACCAAACGAAGATCAATTTTCAGAAGAAAAATTTATGGTTGGTGACAACAGTGAAACTATGTATAATCCTGAACCTAAATTAGGTGAAGCTTTTGAAACAATGGATTCTGAAAATTATCAAGTAGAAAATAATAGAAATGAAAGACTTGCTGTTAAAGCTGTTGAGCTTGCTAAAGAAAATGAAATATTAAAAAATCAAAATAAAAAATATGAAATTCAATTAGGCGATGGTTTACCTAAACCAGATAAAAAATTAGTAGACATAGATACATCTTCTTTAAGTTCTTTTACTACAAGTGTAGGTGAATCATTTATGAACTTAGCTAAAGAAGTTCCTAAGAAGATAGATGAGATTGCTAAAGATCCAGATAAGAAAAAGAATTTTATGAGAGGTCTAGAAATTATTGAAGCTTCTTCAGGTATAAAACCTATAGGTCAAGCTACTTCAACTTTTGGTGCTATTAGTAGAGGATTACTTAAAGCTGAAAAAGGATTTATTGCAACTGATATCGCTAAATTAAAAGCTCAGAAAAAAGAACCTAGAAGATATCCTAGTACATCAGAAAATTTACTTGTAGATAGTATGAAAGAATATAAAGAAAGACAACAATTTAAAAAAGATTTAACTAAATCAGTAAAAGAAAGATTTAATATAGTAAAAAAAGTTGCCATAGAAGGTAATGAACTTCCTACTGGAATTCTTAATGCAACATTTAGAGATTTAAAAGGAGTATTACAAGAAATAGGTTTAGGAGAAAAATATGATGCTTTATCTAAAAAATTTGCTGATGAAAATTATACACAAATGACTTTAGAAGATCAAAATATATTTAATGATCTATTTCAAGCTGCAACTTTTGAACAAGTAGTTCAAGATGTTAAAAAATTATATCCTGTATCTAATAAAGATATTGATACTTTATTAAAAACTAAAGGAGATATCAGTACAAGACCTGAAGCTTTAAGAAAACTTGTTGCAACACAGATGGCAATTAATGATATTGCTATGGCAAGTGAAGATTATGCTTATAAATATTTTGAATTAGGTGATCAACAATTTGAGAAAAAATCTATTCAATTGTCAGAGAAAATGATTGGTGAAAAATTAAGAAAAGAAGGTAAGGTAACTTCTGAAACTTTAAAACAATTATTTGGAACTGATAAAGATATAACAGATGCTGGTTACATTACAGCTCATTACTATCAACAATTACTAGCTCAAAAAGATGATGGAGCCGGTGATTCATTTAAAATTTTTATTACAGCTGAAAAAAATAAAGAAGATATTAAAAAAAAGAAAATAGAAAAATACCAATAGTGAAATGATATGGTTGAAAACGAAAAAATTATTACAGAAAATAAAGATATCATTCCTGAAACTATTCTTTCCGACACTGTAGAAACTACTGATACTCTTCCTGAGGAAACTATAACTACTGAATCTGAAATTAAAGTAGAGAAACCTGAAATTATAACTACTGAATCTGAAATTAAAGTAGAGAAACCTGAAACTATAAAAGTTGCCGAAAACAAACTTTCAGAAGAACAATTAAAAGATATTAATGAATTACTTGAAGCAGACGTATCTATTGAAGACGCTAAAAAAATAGTAACAGGAACATATAAAGAAGAAGATAATAAAAAAATAGATTTTGAAGGTAAATCCGAATACGAAATTGACAAAGAATTTTTAGCTAATGACGGAATAGATTTAGATTTAATTAAAAAAGCTAAACCTGAAGCTGTAAAAATATCAGAAGAAATATTTGTTGATAGTGCTGGAATAGAAACTAAAGGTGGTTACGTACCAGCTAAAACATTATATGAATTAAATGGATATAATGCTGATAAAGAAAATGAAATAACAGGCGATATAAGATTTAATTTAGGATTTGGTTTAGATGGAGATCAGTTTAAAGAAAATAATATTA